ACATAGCCACCGTCCGTAAAGATACGACACATATCATCTGCATTGCGTAAGTTTATTTCCCACTTGTTAGTCGGACTTAGTGCTGCAATAACACCGACTACAATGTGCAACGGTAACTCGTACTTGTCGCATATATCGTAGGCACTGGATTTTGCATCTGCATACCAAGTCATGCCGTGTTGCTGTTCTTCTTCTGTACATAGTGCGTAAACATTATCTATGTTCTGCACATATGTCATGAAGCTATCTATTATCTTAGTCATGTATCACCTCTTTGTTGATATCTTCAGTAAGACACAAGCCAACCCATATGTCAAGCATAAGTCTAAGTTGGCTCAGATTAGCTGGCGTGTGTCTCGCAAAAAACATCAAGCTTTTTTCTTTAGGCAATCGTCATCACGGTATCCATGCGCTATAGATCGGGCTTTCACAATCCTACTGTTGTATTATCGGCGTAACTTCCATCCGTCCAACTATCAAGTTATACTTGTCTTTGTGCATCTTTTCCAGACGACTTATCTTGTGTTATATTCAGTCTGTAATTTTTAGTTTAGTTAGTCAAGTTTTAATTTTAATCTGTTTAGTCTTTGTATTCTTGCCCCTCTTGATTGCTAGGGCTTGCAGGTGCGTCATGTTGTAAACTTAATCTTGCGAGTGTTTAGCGATGTTCTGCTTTCCATGTTCTTATCATGCCCACACTTTGAAAATAATTGCAAGCACTTTTTTTGATATGGGGTGTACTTTTTTTTGTGTATTAATATGTGTGCTTTTTTTTCTTTTTGTTTTGCTAAGTGTTTTGTGCATCCAATACAGAGTTTTTACTTGTCGTGAAATTTTCGCTCTTTTTTTCACATATTCTCTAGATACTGACAACTCATCTGTAAATTTGTGTAATAAATACAATGCTTTGCAGCTTAAATTTTAACGAGCTGGGATTTTTGCATAGATTTTTTTTACGTTTTGTTCTTTTGTTCCAGGTTTGTGCACCTTTTGTTCACGTTTTGTACCCTGCGAGGGCCACAGGGGGGTCTACCGTATATGTATATGTACACTGCAACACACCAGATTTTGAGTTTTGCCCTATTTTAGTGTATACAAAGGGCTACACACCGTGATAATAATGCAACTAGGTACACTTTAGGGGTTGACTTGGGGGTAAAACCGTGTAAAACTACGAAGTAGAAGTAGCTTAGTTAAACTTTAAAGTTAAAACTTCTATAAAACGATTATAAAATAGTTAAACTTAAAGTTAAACTACCAATTAATTAAATAAATGTATTGACACTACTAGTTAAACTATGATACTATTACGTTATAACTATAATAATAACTAAACTATAGTTAAACTATAAGTGTTACAGACACAGTGTGGTAAAGCTCCTCCCATGTGTCTCCTCTCTCCCTACCATATTTGTATCTGTAACACTTTTTTTCCTTTAACAGGTTAAATATGTGTTGACAATGAGAAATAAAAGAGTACAACTATGTCAAAGTGAAAGTGTTCTAGAGGATTTTTACAACGCATTAGCATCTAATAACTCGTATGCTATGAAAAAAGTACACATCCCTAAGTCGGATGTATTCTATGTACGAGAAGCTATCTATAATCGTACTGGAGAGTGGTACACATTAGATCATGTAGAAAGAGCTATGTACCTAGAAGGACATTTAGAAAGACACGAAGTGTTAGACCCTGACAGAAAGAGGGAATATGCAGATGGATAACGTAAAACTACCCATAGCACTTGTAGTAGCGATGGGTGTACAACTAGCAGGTGGTGTGTGGTGGGTATCACAACAAGCTGCTACTATATCAAGCCTAGAAGAAACAGTAGAACAGTTTGCCAGTAAGATGGCTGTAGAAGATAGCGTTAATCTAAAGCGTGATGTGCTAGAAAATATGGATTATATTGACGGTGCATTTGCTGAGATAGAAGAACTATGGGAAGAAACAGAAAGCTTAACTAAAACTATAGGCGCTATTACTGCTTTGCAACAACGCATGGCTTTAATGGAGAACAGTTTGAAGTTTATGAATCGTGACCATATGGAAATGCTTGATCCTAGAAAATAAAAGGTAGAACTATGAATACATATTTAACAGTGGCAGTGATTACTGTATGGATGGGTTTAATTACACTAGCTTTAATAACTGGTTGAGGTTAACTAATGGCAACGACTAAAGATGTAGAACGACTCCCCAGTGGTAAACTAAAGTATCGTGGTGAGATATTCCCAGGTTACAACAAAGTTAAACGACTATCAGGTGAATCTAAGAAGTCAGCCGTGTTAGCCAAGAAAGGTGACGAAATAAAAGTAGTTCGCTTTGGTGATCCTAATATGGCTATCCGTAAAGACAACCCTGCCGCACGTAAAAGCTTCAGGGCTAGACATAAATGTGATACAGCAAAAGATAAATTTACTGCAAGATATTGGTCTTGCAAAGCATGGTAACTAATGGCAAAAGACCCAAAAGTAGGAACAGGTAAAAAACCTAAAGGGTCTGGACGCAGACTATATACGGACGAGAATCCTAAAGATACGGTATCAATTAAGTTTGCTACTATGGCTGACGCTAGAGCTACAGTAGCTAAAGTAAAACGCATCAAGAAACCCTACGCAAGAAAGATTCAGATATTGACAGTAGCTGAACAACGTGCTAAAGTTATGGGGAAGACAGCTATAGCTAACGTCTTCAAACAAGCTAAAGCAGACTTGCGAAGGAAACACAAAAAAGATGGCGTATCTACAAAGTAATATACCCTACTTTAAGGCATGGGTAAGAAGAGAATACACAAAGAATATGCAGGAATATCATGGCGAGTTCTTGCATTGTATGGTTGTAGCAGTTACGGCTATGCCAAACAGGACACTAAGCTTTCAGGTAATATTTACTGGCTATGAGTCCGATGACGAAGAAGACAGCCCTAATGTGCATGGTGGAGCAATGTGGGCTAGGATGCCGCTAACTGCGCTCGTTGCAGATACCCCTTTAGAGGAGTGGCCCCAAGAACTTCCACCTTACTTAGCGCAACCGTGGGATTGTATGTCACACACCCACTCCGTTTATGTAATAGACAGAGCAACTCCTGCTCCGTGGATAGCTAAGATAGACAATGAGTTTTATCCTGCAAAGTATTACTTCACTGTAGATTACACGAGCAGTGAGGTAGCAGATGACCCAGCGCAGCACAAACAATCACACGTGTTGGAGTTGTTAGACGCAGGTGAGTATACTGGCAACATGGTTGCGTTGCCTAATAATAGAGTGAGGGTAACTCACCCTGCATGGTTTGAAGCTGGAGAAGGTGCACCTGACTTTAAACCTAACCAAAACATATTTCACTCTAAGCAAGACGTAGAGTACGTTTGGGATACGCAACGAGTGTTTAACAATCTATACAGTGAGGACTGACTATGAGAAAGATGAAAAAGAAAGGTATGGCTAGAGGCGGCAAAATGAAAAAAGGTTACGCCAAAGGTGGTAAAATGAAGAAGATGGCTAATGGCGGTAAAGTCAAAGCTATGAAGAAAAAAGGTATGGCTAACGGTGGTAAAGTCAAAGCTATGAAGAAAAAAGGTATGGCTAACGGTGGTAAAGTGTCAGGCATGACTTTAGCTAGTCTTCGTTCAGCAGCAAAAGCCAAAGGTTATAAACTTATGAAAGGGTAACGTTATGCGAACTAAAGACACTAACGTTATAAATCCTATACAACCTATGTATAATCCTACACAAGCAGATCAAGAAAGACAGCGTAGTATGATGATGGGTCAACAACAACGTAAACCTAAAGATAAACCAAAGACTATGGGTATGTCTAAAGGTGGTCAACTAAAAGATGTACCAGCAGGAAACAAAGGCTTAGGCAAACTTCCTACAGAGGTACGAAACAAAATGGGCTTCAAGAACAGAGGCGGCATGATTAACAACGGAAAAACAGACTACAGAAAGTCTGGAATGTTTTATAAAGGAGACAAATAATGTCAGCAACGGCAACAAGGCAAGAGGGTATCGAAGTATACGAAACACCTATTACCCTCACTACTATCAAAGCAGCAATAACAAGTATCGAAGATGCTACTAAAACAGTGACAGCAGCAGAGTCAGGAACTATCTTTACTCTTAACAGAGCAGGTGGTATTGCTGTAACTCTACCTGCAGCAGCAGCAGGACTAACCTATGAGTTCCATGTAGGTACAACATTTACAGGAACAATGCAAATTGATGCAGCGTCAAGTTCAGATACCTTACAAGGTATGATCACTATGATTGACAAAGATGAAGTCGGTGGTTTAGCTGCACTAAACGAAAACATTGACACTCTAGCGTTTGCTTGTCCTGCAGCAGCAGATCACCAGATCGTAGCTGACGGTGACACTAAAGGACGCTTTATTGGTGGTATGATTAAGTACACATGTATCACTGATTCTAAGTGGGTGGTAACAGGTCATCTATTTGGTGACGGTACTGCTGCAACTCCGTTTACATAAGTTTGTATTTAACATAACGGTTATGCAATAATGTCTATTTAATCTTGTCCACATATATGTAAAACTATCCTTAGTACACAACTAATGTAAGAAAGGATAGTTTATGTGGGCAAGATTAATAACAGACTAACAACTAAAAGACATAGGTATTACTCGTGGCAAAAGCAGCAAAAAAATCAACCGTTAACAAGGCAGGTAATTATACTAAGCCTACTATGCGTAAGCGTTTGTTTTCTTCCATTAAAGCTGGCAGCAAAGGTGGAAAACCTGGACAGTGGAGCGCCAGGAAAGCACAGATGCTTGCAAAACAATACAAAGCAAAAGGTGGAGGGTACAGATGAAAAGGTACTTTAGAAGATTACTTAGAGCAATACTCAACTGGAAATGCTTGTGTAATGGCAAGTGTGGATGTGATTGCAAGGCTTAATATGGCACTTAAAAAATCTCAGAAAAGTTTAAAGTCATGGACAAAACAAAAGTGGCGTACTAAAAGTGGGAAGCCTAGTGCTAAAACTGGTGAGCGTTATTTACCTACTGCGGCTATTAAGTCTCTTAGCCCTGCTGAGTACGCCGCTACATCCAGAGCAAAACGAAAAGGCACTAAGGCAGGTAAGCAGCATGTGGCTCAACCTAAGAAGATCGCAAAAAAAACCAGAGCCTACAGGAAAGTAAAATGACACGAACTTTAAATGAGAAACAAACTAAGTTCCTAGAAGTTCTATTTGAGGAAGCTGGAGGGGATGCTGTCACAGCTAAGAAGTTAGCAGGTTATAGTGACAACACTCCTACTACATCTATAGTGGAGGGATTGAAGGATGAGATATTTGACGCTACTAAAACGTACATGTCAAGGATTGGACCCAAAGCTGCAGTCGCTTATGGTAGGGCTTTGGACGATCCTACCCAGTTAGGTATAAAAGAAACATTGATGGCTGCAGGTCAGATACTTGACCGTGCAGGTGTAGTTAAAACAGAGAAAGTATCAGTAGAGTCTACAGGAGGTTTGTTTATCTTGCCACCTAAAGAGGATACCAATGCAGAATCTGACGAGTGAAAGACCCCTACAGTATGAATATTGGACACTACCTAAAGTTCCATTTAAAGTAAAACTGTGGCAGAGGATTCCGAAGGTAAGTAAAAATATACCTTTTGGATACGAGGTAGACCCAGAGGATGAGGATTGGCTAAACCCTATCCCAGAACAGTTAGAACTACTAGAGCTTGCTAAGAAACACGTAAAGCAATATAGTTTAAGACAAGTGGCTGCGTGGCTAACAACACAGTCAGGTAGAAGCATAACACACGATGGGTTAAAGAAAAGATTAGATGTCGAGAGAAAGCGAAAGAGGATTACTGCGATTAAACGCCAGTATGCCAAAAGGCTCGAAAAAACGCTCCGTCAAATTGAGATCCTCGAAAAAGAAAGACCTGGCTCCTACACCTACGAAGAAGACTGAAGTTAAACCAGCGCAAGTAAAGCCACCTGAGTACGATGTAGAGTATGCCCAAAGTGTTGTATTTAAACCTAATGCAGGTCCACAAACACAATATTTAGCATCTTCTGAACGTGAAGTGTTGTATGGTGGGGCTGCTGGAGGCGGTAAAAGTTATGCTACATTAGCTGATCCATTAAGAAACTTAAACAATCAAGACTTTAGTGGACTACTTGTACGACACACAACAGAAGAACTTAGGGAACTCATACAAAAAAGTCAAGAGCTATACCCTAAAGCAATACCTAATATAAAGTGGTCTGAGCGTAAGTCGCAATGGACTACACCAAGAGGCGGCACACTTTGGATGTCGTACTTGGATAGAGATACAGACGTGATGCGCTATCAAGGTCAGGCGTTTAATTACGTAGCATTTGACGAGTTAACACAGTGGAACAGTCCTTACTCTTGGAACTACATGCGATCCCGACTACGTAGTGCAAACAAAGATTTAGGTCTGTATATGAGAGCAACTACAAACCCAGGTGGCCCAGGTCACTCTTGGGTTAAGAAGATGTTCATTGACCCAGCAAAGCCTAACACGCCATTCTGGGCAACGGACATAGAGACTAGTGAGGTTCTGAAGTTTCCACAAGGGCATAGCAAAGCTGGTCAACCCCTATTCAAAAGAAGGTTCATACCTGCTAGTCTCTTTGATAATCCTTATTTAGCTGAGAGTGGTGACTACGAAGCCATGCTTCTATCACTGCCAGAGCATCAAAGAAAGCAATTACTAGAAGGGAACTGGGATGTAAACGAGGGAGCAGCGTTTCCTGAGTTTAATAGAAAGATACATGTAGTCGAGCCTTACGACATACCTAAAAGCTGGACAAGGTTTAGGGCATGTGACTACGGCTACGGAAGTTACACAGGAGTTGTTTGGTTGGCAGTGAGTCCAAGCGAACAGCTAGTAGTATATAGAGAGTTATACTGTTCAAGAGTTACGGCAACAGATTTAGCGGATATGATATTAGATGCAGAACAAGATGACAATATCAGGTACGGTGTGTTGGATAGCTCCCTGTGGCATAAACGTGGAGACACTGGCCCTTCTTTGGCTGAACAGATGAATCAGAAAGGCTTGCGTTGGAGGCCATCTGATAGATCTAAAGGTTCAAGGGTGGCAGGTAAAAATGAGCTTCACCGCCGTTTGCAAGTAGACGAGTTTACTGAGGAGCCAAGACTAGTCTTCTTCTCTACTTGCAACAATATGATAGCACAACTTCCAGGGATACCTTTAGATAAAAAGAACCCAGAGGATGTAGATACAAATGCAGAAGACCACTTGTATGATGCTTTACGTTATGGTATAATGACAAGGCCACGTAGTTCTTTATGGGATTACAACCCCATGTCTCACAGAACAGGCTTTCAAGCTGCAGATAAAACCTTTGGATATTAACAATGAAAACATTTGTAGTTGTAATAAGTATATGGGGTCATACAGGACAAGAGTGGGTTTACACTGGCAATCAATATATAATGCAAGAAACTTTTACACAAGAACAGTGTAATATAATAGTTGATAATGCTAACTGGCAAAAGTATGAAGAGAATCAATATTATGGACTACAGTTTGACTGTTTTGAAAAGGATGACCGATAATGGCTACAACAGATAACGAACAAGGTGAACTATTTGAAACAGATGAAGTGTCTGTAATCCAAGAAACAGATGACCTAGATGCACAAGGTGTGGTTGCTTTTGTTACTTCAAAGTTTAATAGAGCAGAGGACGCTAGGTTTGCAGATGAAAATAGGTGGCTACGTGCCTACAGAAACTACCGTGGCTTATACAATACAGACGTACAGTTTACTGAAACTGAAAAGTCTCGCGTATTTATTAAGGTTACTAAAACTAAAACACTAGCTGCGTATGGGCAGATTGTTGATGTTTTGTTTGGTAGCTCTCGTTTCCCACTTACAGTTAATCCTACAACACTACCTGAAGGTGTAGCTGAGTCTATGCACATCAGCATCAATCCACAGACTGAAGAAGCACAAGATCAGTTAGAAGATGCCTTTGGTAAAAAACCCCCAGTTACATTGTTGTTTGATCCTGATAATAAACTGAAACCTGGCGAAACCATGTATGACCGCATGAAGCGTATGGGTCCAATAGAGGATACGCTAGAGTATGCTTCCGATAAAATAATAGAGGGTCCAGGCACTACACAGGACACAGTTACATTTCATCCTGCTATGATTGCAGCTAAGAAGATGGAAAAGAAAATACATGATCAGTTAGAAGAAAGTGGCGCTAATAAACAACTGCGCCACACTTCTTTTGAGATGGCGTTGTTTGGCACAGGGATTATGAAAGGTCCGTTTGCGATAGACAAAGAGTACGCTAACTGGAACGAAGATGGTGAGTATGACCCAACAGTAAAAACTGTACCGTCTACAAGCCATGTATCTATCTGGAACTTTTACCCAGACCCAGATGCGTACAACATGGACGAAGCAGAGTATGTAGTAGAACGTCACCGTATGACACGCTCTCAAATGCGTGGGCTAAAGTCTAGACCTTTCTTTAGAGAGGAGTCTATTAATGAAGCCATAGATATGGGTGAGTCCTACGAAAAGAAATACTGGGAACAAGACATGGAGGACGATGCACAATACAGCAACGCTCCATACAGATACGAAGTTTTAGAGTTTTGGGGATACGTAGATACATCTATACTAGAAGATCACGGTGTAGTGATACCAAAAGATTTAAAAGATTCAGAGCAACTAAGTGTAAATGCTTGGATATGTAACGGTAAAGTATTACGTTTAGTTCTTAACCCATTTAAACCAGCACGTATACCTTACTATGCTGTGCCATATGAACTAAACCCATACTCCTTCTTTGGCGTAGGCATTGCAGAAAACATGGACGATACGCAAACTTTAATGAACGGTTTTATGCGTATGGCTATTGACAACGCTGCATTAAGTGGTAATCTTATTATAGAGGTAGATGAAACCAACCTAGTGCCGGGTCAAGACTTGTCTGTGTATCCTGGTAAGGTTTTTCGTAGGCAGGGTGGCGCTCCTGGTCAAGGGATATTTGGTACTAAGTTTCCAAACGTTGCTGCAGAAAACATGCAGCTATTTGATAAAGCAAGGGTATTAGCAGATGAATCAACAGGCTTTCCATCTTTTGCACACGGTCAAACAGGCATACAGGGTGTGGGGCGTACTGCCTCTGGTATTTCTATGCTCATGTCTGCTGCCAACGGTAGTATACGGAACGTAGTTAAGAACGTAGATGATTATCTTATTGCTCCAATGGGTAGGGCGTTCTTTGCATTTAATATGCAGTTTGACTACGATGAAGGTATCAAAGGTGATCTAGAAGTAAAAGCTCAAGGCACAGAAAGTCTTATGGCTAACGAAGTAAGATCTCAGCGTCTAATGCAGTTCTTGGGTGTAGCTTCTAATCCTATGCTACAACCTTTTGTAAAATCAGATTACATCATACGAGAGATAGCTAAGAGTATGGACTTAGATCCAGACAAAGTAACTAACTCTCTTGGTGATGCAGCCATACAAGCTGAGATACTCAAGAAGTTTGCTACACCACCAGAACCACCTGAAGGTGTCGCACCACCCCCATCACCTGAAGCTCAAGCTGCTCCAACAACTCCTGCAGGTACAGGGGTAGCAGATACTACAGGTGCAGGTGGCGGAACTATAGGCACAGGTACAGCACCAGTTCCAGGTGAGCAAGGATTCACAGGAACATGAAGATAAAAAAGTTAGTAAATGATAAACCTCTTTGGGATTCATTTATTGAAATACTTAACGAAAAAATAGAAGTAGCACAGCGTAAACTAGAACAGGAAACATCTATAGAAGGTGTATATCGTGCTCAAGGTGAGATAGCTGCTCTAAGAAGATTGACATTTTTAAGGGATGAAATAAATGGCAGAGACTGACGCACCAATGTTTCAATCTACACGTTCTATGAAACGTGAGATGGATGAGATACTTAGTGAGAAACAAGATCCTGTAAGTGGTAACACTGCACCAATAGGTGCAACACCAGCAGAAGTTCGTGACGATATACCTATCATGGCAAGCCCCAACGAGTTTATGATAGATGCTGCTACTAGACGTTACTACGGCACACCTTTTTTTGAGAACCTACAAGCTGCAGCTAAACAAGGATTTAAACGTATCAAAGCAGGTGAAGAGTCTTTCTTCAGAGATGATGAGCTAGAAGTAGAGCAAGAGGCTCAAAAGATGAACGAGGGTGGTGAAGTAGACACCATAGAAGATAGAGAAATACCGGCACCTATGGGCGGTGGATACTTTGGTGCTGGTGGCACAGGTTCACTCTTTACTGGCTTTGAGTTTAAAATATACATTGATCCCACTACAGGCAGAGAGATACAAATAATATTTTTTAATGGAAGACCTCTCAGCCCCATACCAGATGGGTTTGTGTTAAAAGCAGACACACCAGTAGAAGCACAAGAACAAAAAAGACAGTCTGATGGTGGCGGTGGTGGTGATAAACCTGATCCAAAACCTACATTTAGAAATACACCTGTAAATAAGTGGACTAATGATATGTTTAAAAATTACTCTTCTTCTTTACAAAGCGATCCTAATGCAGGTCTGCTTAATGCAGCAGAAAAAGGTTTTGTATACTTTGTAGGTAATTTACTATTGCCTGGAGTTGGAGGTATTGCTTTAGAAAAATTAGCTGTAAGAGAAAATAAAAAAATAGCAGAAAATGTTGTTGCCACGGCAGCGAAGTATTTACAATCTGGAAAAGATAATCAAGGTAATACTTTATCTCAGTCTGATTTAGATATGTATAATACAGCAAGGATAAACGCTAACTTTGCTCTTTCAAGGATATCAGGTAGTGGATTTTTTAAACCTGCAACATCCTTTGAAGCAGACTCTCAGGAAGCAAAAAACATAATAGCACAACAGCAAGCTTATATTCAAACTTTACGTGATAGAGATCCTAGTGACGATCCAACTCCTTCAACAAGGATAAGTAGAGGACCAGATACATTTTACGGAGGCACAGCCGAAACAGAAACTGATTTAATACTATCAGACTTAACAGATGAAGAATTTTTTAAAGAGTTTGAAGTAGGAGCACCAGGAGGTATATCAACAGCATACGCAGCAGGAACACCATCAGGTGCAGGAACCCCAAGTACGTTACCACGTGGTGCAACTGCAACAAGTCCAGATGTAGAAGATATTAACGAGCAGTTTTCAGGACCACAATAAATCCATATAACAATAAGGCTACCCAGCTACGGCTGGCCCCAACATAAGGAGTAATAACATGCCAGAACTAACAGAAGTGGAAACACCAAAAAATGCAGGATTTGTACAAAACAAATCAACCCTCACAGCAAATCGAAAACGCATAGAACAGGATGAAGCAGAACTCAAAGCCCTCATGGAGGAGAGAGAAGCCAATCCTAAACAAGAAGAAAGTACCGAAGCGAAAAAGGCCGATACAGAAACTGAAGAAGAAACGCTATCTGCTGAAGAAAGAACGTATAAAAAACGGTACAGTGACTTACGCAAGCATTTAAATAAACAGTCTGAGGAAATAAAAGAACTAAAATCTCAGATGGAAAATGCAGCTAAAGGTGAGCTACGTCCACCTAGTTCAGATGAAAGTATAGAGGCATGGTCTAAAAAATATCCAGAGATAGCAAGCATTGTTGAAACTATTGCTACTAAAAAAGCAGAAGAAAAGTTTGAAAAAGCAGATAAAAGACTGCAAGAAATAGATCAACTTAATGCAGAAACCCAACGCACTAAATCAGAAAATGCAATAAGAAAAATGCACCCCGACTTCGATGAGTTACGTGAGAGCGATGACTTTCACAACTGGGCAGCAGAGCAACCTAAATGGGTACAGGACGCTTTATACGAAAATCAAGATGATCCTAGATCAGTTGTACGTGTTATTGATCTGTTTAAAGTTGACAACGGTATGGACATCAAGTCTAAAAAGAAAACAACTAAAGATGCAGCATCAAAAGTTAGTACAAAAAGAACAACTAAAATTGATGGCGAAGGTGTATCAGGACAGATTTTAGAGTCACAGGTACAGAAAATGTCTGCCAAAGAATATGAAGCACGATCAGAAGATATTATGGAAGCTATACGATCAGGTAAGTTTGTATATGATATTTCTGGTGGTGCACGATAAAAAACTATTGACATAGTAGATTAAGTATATATAACTATGTTTATGAAGTAAAAGCATAAAGCCCTATTATTAGCTACCTTTGTGCTTTTCTTAACTAAGCCCAACTACTAAGTAAGACCTACCTAGTTAAGTATAGGCCCGATGCCGTACACAAAGGCCAACGTGTACGGTACTTGCACCCTAGAACTACTAGCCTCTTTCAAAGTGTTAGCTTACTAACTAAGCCAAACATCTAATGGAGGATTTTTATCATGGCTTTTTCATCAGCGTCAGGTTACGGCAATTTACCTAACGGTAATTTTAGTCCAGTAATCTACTCCAAACAGGTACAGCTTGCTTTTCGCAAGAGTACTGTTGTAGGAGAAATAACTAACTCCGATTATTTCGGAGAGATAAGCGCACAAGGGGATACGGTTCAGATTATCAAAGAGCCAGAAATCTCAGTGCAAGCTTATACTCGTGGCACAACTGTCACAGCACAAGACTTAGACGATGAAGACTTTCAGTTGACCATTGACAAAGCTAACTACTTTGCTTTCAAAATGGATGATATTGAAGAAGCGCATAGTCACGTAAACTTTATGCAACTTGCAACAGATCGTGCAGCGTATCGTCTAAAAGATCAGTATGATCAAGACGTACTTGGATACCTTTGTGGTTTCAAACAGTCAGCACTACATGGATCACCAGATACAGCTAACACAACCGTAAACGGTTCTAAGTCTGTTATCACTGCTGGTTCAGATGAACTTCTTTCTTCAATGAAGTTAAAGAAGGGTGACTTCGGTAATATCACAACGTCATCTGCAGGGGAGCACTCTATCCCACTAACTGCACGTATGCCAGGTGCAACTTCACTACCAACAGCAACAGCTTCACCAGCAATGGTTGTAGCTCGTATGGCTCGTTTGCTAGATCAACAACAAGTTGATACAGATGGCAGATGGCTTGTTGTTGACCCTGTGTTCATGGAACTATTGCGTGACGAAGATTCACGCTTAATGAACGCTGACTTCGGTGAGTCTGGTGGTCTTCGCAACGGTCTTGTTGTAAACAACTTTCACGGCTTCCGTATGTACGTGTCCTCAAACCTACCTGCAGTAGGAACAGGGCCAGGCACATCTGGATCAGCAAACCAAAATGCTAACTTTGGTGTGATTGTTGGTGGACATGACTCAGCAGTAGCAACTGCAGAGCAGATCAACAAAACAGAATCATATCGTGACCCTGACAGCTTTGCTGACATTGTTCGTGGTATGCACCTATATGGTAGAAAAATCCTTCGTCCAGAAGGTATCGTAACAGCTAAGTATAACGCAGCGTAAGAAGGGAGATTGAACAATGGCTACTATTTCAATGAGCACGAACTCAGCCTCTACTTCCAACAATG